GCCCACTGTGTGTGCTGGCCTCAGATTTCATTGCGCGGTGGGCGCTCCCATTTTCTTTTCGCTCAGGGATTACATCCTTCGCAACCTTGAGCGCCTAAAGCGCATCTACGGGATCAAGTGATGGTTCGCCCGCACCTAGTAACAGAGGATGACGCTCTCACGCCCGAGGACATTGAATGGACGCGGGCCACGCTTGCGACTCTCAAGAACGGCGGCGCATGGATTGTGCCTCGATCTGGCGTTTCCGTCACGAAGCACAGCGATACGCTGTATACCGTCGGCTATATGCCGTTCTGGGACAAGTTGGGCGTATCTGCGGGCGGGGTGGTCAATGATGCCAACCTGATCGCAAGGCACATCTTCGCCTGTGGCTACACAGTCAAGGTCGAGGCGTTCCCCGATGAGGAACCCAATGCCGATTAGCGAACCCGAGGCCAATCGTTTGTATGCCGCGTACCTGACGCGCGTATTTGGCCGCCTCGACAAAGGAGCGCAGGAATACGGCAATACCAGTTTCGATATGCCCGAAGAGGCATTAGGTAATGAGATCCTTGAAGAGTTGGAAGACTTCGGCGTTTGGGCGTTTGTCCTGTGGACGCGAGTTGTCCGCTCTCTTGGAATTGACTTAGACAGAATAGGAGTAAGCGAAATGAATGAATCAAATCAGGGCTGGCTGTATAGCCACGGGGCCAACGGACTCATCACTGATCGTGACGTTGAGGATCTGCGTGGCGGCACAAGGCGCGTGTTCGACCTCATGGGTGATGGGGCGTGGCACACGGCAGAAGAGATTGACATGGCCGCAGGAGAGAACGGCATTCCCGCACGTGGCGGAATGAGGCGTATGCGCGACTTGCGCGATGTCCCCGGCGTGACAATCTTGAAAAAGCACCTGTCAGGAAGGCGCTGGGAGTACAGGATGGTCGTTGAGGCGGTTCTGTAATGGATATGCCCCTTGCCACGCTGTTCCGCGCTGACGGCACTACGCAGAACTACAGCCACGAACTGTCGCTAGAGGAACTACAAGCCGCTGTCGGCGGCTACATTGAATACGCCACCGTGCGCGAGTACGGGATCGTAAGGAACCTGATCGTTGACGGAGAGGGGCTACTGAAACACAAGCCCGTCAACAAGAAGGCTACAGATATGTACAACGACGGTATGTCCAATCACTTGGCTCAAGTGATTGTCGGAGATGCCGTATTGTTGCGTTATACGCCTGAATAGGCATTTTAGAATTACAAGAGAGGATTATATGGAAGCCCTATTAGAAACCTGTTTGTTCCCAGAGTGTCCAAAGAAGCGTGACTCGCGCGGCCTGTGCCATGCCCATTACGGCGTGGCGCGTGTGCTGGTGAAGCGAGGCACTTGTTCGTGGGAGTCGCTGGAGGCGGCTGGTAAGTCCTTGCCCATCAGCAAGGGCGGATCCCGTCCCGGCAAGTCCCAGCGATGGTTCATGGGCGAGGCATTTCCCGAAATTGACGCGCCGATTGACGGGCCGTTCTAGGACGGACACAACTCAGCACTGAGGGGGGCCGCTGTTGCGGTCCCCCTTATTTTTTGTCTATGCTTTGCGTATGCCTGAAACAACAACGGAGTCTCCGCCCGAATATCACGGCGCACTGGGCGATAAAGTAAAAATCTCTAAGTGGTGGCTCTGGAAGGAAATGCTTGGGTATGAGCCACACGAAGAACAGCGGAAATTCCATTCAAGCAACGCACAGCATAGATTCTGGTACGGACCCAAACGACTAGGCAAGACAACTGCTGTTGCGGCAGAGATCGTGCCGATCTTGCTCACGCCAGGGAGTCGCAGTTGGCTCATCGGCGCGCGCTACGAAAATGTCGTTAGAGAATGGGAAACTATCCATGACTGGGTGGTTCACGACATTGGTGTTAAAAACGTCAAGCGCGCTGTGTGTAACCCACGACAGGGGGATATTTCGCTTGAACTGATTTTGGAAGATCCTGTCACCCACGATCACGTTCTGAGTTTCGTCCAAGGCAAGAGCGGGCGTGAGCGTGAGTCCCTACAGTCGGAGGAACTTGATGCCGCCGTCCTGTGTGAGATGAACTACATCAACGAGGGCGTGTGGACGCGTGAGGTGCGTCCGAGGCTTATGACGCGTGGAGGCATCAGCCTTGGCGCTTGCGCCCCTCACGGGACTACCAACTGGGTTCACCGCGCCTACCAGAAGTGGACGGACGGGATGTTGCCCAACTACGAATTCTTCGGCATGGGGGTGGAGGCGACGGCCAACCCGTTCAACGAGGAATCCATAGATCCGTTTGAGATGACGGAAGCAGAGTACAGCGAGGTTGTGCGCGGAATTCCTACGCCCAAGGCTGGCAGGATTTATCGCTCGTTCCCGACAATAATCGAGGACAGTCGGCCCCCTGACGGCCTCCACTTCGTCGGGGTGGACTTCGGCTTCGTTCACCCGTTCGCGGCGGTGTTCTGTACCGTACAGGACGAGAACCTAATCGTTTGGAAAACGTACAAACGAACGAAGCGAACGATTGACAAACACTCTGACAAGATAAAGAAGATACTTGGCAAGCGTGAGATTGAGGGGGCGGTTTGCGATCCTGCTGGCGCTGGGGATAAACGTGTATTGCGCGAGAGGTTGGGCTGGCCCATGAAGCGGGCAAAAAAAGATGTGATTGATGGCATTCAAGCCGTTACTCTCTTGGCCGAGCAAGGACGCTTGCTCGTAATGGAACAGTGTAAGGATCTGATTGCCGAGTGGCAGTCCTACGAGTGGCAAGAGGATCGTTACGGTTTTGCCAAAGAGGTTCCCAGAAAAGAAAACGATGACCTGTTGGACGCGCTAAGGTACGTGGTGTATTGGCTTAAGCGTAGGCGATATCTCTAAACAAATGGGCGTACTCAATTTCCTCAATCGCTTTAACTGGCGCAACAGAAAGCAACAGGCCCAGGGAACGTCTAGCGATGACCCGCACCCGTTTCCCTTTGGTATGCCTGGGGAGGACTGGCGTGTGCCGTTCGGGAGCCTTACGGACAGGGAAACGCAACTCGTCGCGTATGAGAGAAGTGTATGGGTCCGCATCGCTGTACAAAACGTAGCGAACGCCGCCGCTCGCATTCCTGTTGAAGCGCGGCACAAAGATACTCACGAACTGTTCCCCGATCATCGCGCGGCACGCCTACTCCGGCAAGCCAACCCGCACCAGACGCAGACAAATCTCCTCGCAGGACTAATCTCATATCGGCTTTTGACGGGCGACGGATTTTGTCACATCATCCGGGACAGGCTTGGCGTGCCGCGCGAACTTTTCACCCTGCCCCCTCACAAAGTCAGGGTTGTCACAGATCCGAAGGTGCGGATTAAGAACTACGTCTACACGGTAGACAACGAGGACTTCTCCATTCCCATTGAGGACATGGTTCACTTGCGGGAATGGCACGGACGCTCCGGCTATCGCGGGCTTGGCCGCGTAGAGACTATCTCCCGCGCACTGGCCTTGGACTTCAAGGCGCAGGATTGGAACAAGGCGTTCTTTGAGAACTTCTCTATCCCAGCCGGATTCATCACGCCGTCAGACGAGGACTTCGGCAAGGGCCAACTAGAGGACATCCTAAAGGCAATCGAGCGGCAGACGCGCGGGCCTAAGAAGGCGCACAGAACAATCGCGCTCCCCTGGGCTGTTGACGTAAAACAAGCCGCAGGACAAAATCCGCATGACGCGCAATTCCTAGATCAGCGCAAGCAAGTGCGCGACGAAATTGGCGCTATGTTTGGCGTGCCGCCCATACTTATGGGCGACTACACGAGCGTATCGTTTGCGAATGCTCGCGCCCAGTTGGAGGTTTTCTGGGAAAATACCGTCGTTCCTGTTCTTGCGGACACGCTAGACACGTTCAACGAATTTTTGATGCCGCAACTTGACGCGGAAGTGCGCTTGGAAATGCGCCCCGCAGACATTACTGCGCTCATCGAGTCTCGCAACGAAACAACGCTTCGCATGAATACGTTGCTCCAGACGGGGACAATCACCAGAAACGAGGCGCGCGACCTACTTGGTATCCCGCGCTCTGATGACGAACAGGCAGATAAACTGTTTATTCCCGTCAACATGGCACCCACGGACGCTCCGTGGTGGGCTGAGGGCGGCGGTCCCAACAGGGCCGGACGGCCCCGCAATGAGGAGAGCGAGCCGATGAAGGCGTTTAAGAGCGCCTGGAATATCAGCGACGAGGTACAAAGCATCGTTTTCGACTTCCGCTATTTCTCAACCGAGCCGATGGTTAATGCTTGGTTGGGCCAGAATGGGGTCGAAGGTGCGCCTACTCTCATTAGTGCTGGCGATGATTCCGTATGGGTTGTCGAACTGTGGCCCGAATCGGAGGCCATCACGACTCTCCAAGATCAACGCATTCAGGACGGCGTGAGAATTCTCACTGGACAAAGGGTTTCGTCAAACCCCTCTGGGATTGGTGCGAGCCGCCGTCCGAGGGCGGGTGAGGCTGGTGATGGGGATGGGGGTGGTCATAGCGGTCCCGGTAGCCCCGGTGGGCCGGGTGGCGCATCGGCTGGGGCAGGCGGGTTGGGCAGATCGCATGACGCGGACCACACCAAAAATGGCCTCCACCGACGTATGGACTTCTCTGAGCCTAGCCGCCCTGAAATGCCGCTAGGGTTCGGCTGGAAGAAAATCGTCAAGCAACAGATTTCTCGTGAGCGCGAAGAGGACGATCAGGTATTGCTCGCCGCTACGTCGAAGTGGCTGGACCGACTGGCAAGGATTACAGTTGCCGCACAGCGTTCCGCTGGCGAACCTGACCCGGATCGTATTGGCTGGGATGCCGATGTCGAGGCTGGCCGTCTAACTGAAATCCTTACCGAAGAGAAAACCAGGATCATTCGCCGTCGCATCAGGATCTTGCTTGAGCGCACGCGCAGTTGCTGGGTTCCTCGCATGAAGCAAGAGGGCGAAGAGGACATTGATGTTGACTCAATGATCGAAGCCCTCATAGAGATGGATCCTTACATTGCCGCAGAGTTTGGCGAATTGCTCATTGAGCATACAAACGACATCGCGCAGGACATCAAAAACCAGATGTCGAAGTTTCTTACGAAGGCGGCTAATTCTGGCTTCACGCTGGGCGAGACAATCGAAGGTCTGATGGATCTGGCAGGTATTTCAGAATCCCGCGCTGACGCAATCGCGCGCACCGAGGCTGGTAGCGCATACAACACAGCCAACTTCGCCGCAATGAACGCCGTGGGCGTACAAACGAAAACTTGGAGTACGCTAGGCCCTGCGCGGTCCAACCCGAGAGATGGGACTGCTACTTGGAATGGGTTACACCATCCCGACCATGATGCGGAAGAGGCTAACAGTGAGGCAGATCCCGTTCCCATTGGAGAACCATTCAGAGTTACAAATCTAAACTACCCACTTGATCCGGCTGGCCCAGCACACGAGGTTGTGCGGTGTCGGTGCGTAGTGTTTACTGGCGATCCAGAGTTTAGGTCTGTGTTTACTAACAGCATTATCGCAGAGGCTACTAAGGCTGGCCGTCTTACAGAGGTATATGATGGATAATCAAAAATCCGAAAGCGTCCCGGTACGCAAAACTACTGCTGGTCGAGACGGCGAGCGTGCTATTGCTACGAAACTGGCCGTAGATCGTGACGGCGAAGTGGTTGTTCCGCGCGGTGTTGAGCCGTGGCTGGAGCGCTATGAGAAGGGAAACCCCGTCTTGCTGTGGCAACACAACCAAGACATTCCCGCTGTTGGCGCTGTCGAGGACATCAAGGTTTCTGATGACGAGATTTCGTATGTCCCGCGCTGGGGGACAACCCCGTTCGCACAGGAGTTGAAGGCTCTTTGGGCCGATGACATCCTCCGCGCCAGTTCTATCGGGTTCCGCCCCGTCTCCGCCTCCCCTGACCCCATTCTGCCAGAGCAAAAGGGCATGACTATCAAGGAATGGGAATGGCTTGAGACGAGCGTTGTGAACATTGGTGCCAACCAAGAGGCTTTGCGTCGGGCCGTTGACGGATCTCACGCGCTCAAGTCCTACGAGGACTTGCTTGTGTTCAAGCAACCAACAATCGGGAATATCTCAGGATCTTTCCGTGGTACTACTGTTGGTGACGAAGATCACCAGCACTCCTTTATCGTTGAACTAGAGGACGGCAAGGTTGTCCACGCCGCCACAAGCATCGAGAAGTCCGAAGTGCGTGATGACCATTTTCATTGGATTAGCGCAGTTGGACAAACCGATGTAGCAGAGGGCCATGCTCACAAACTGCTATTGTTTCCTGAGTCAGTAACGCGTACTGTTGTTGTTCCTGTGTCTAAGGTTGAAGAAATTGACAGCGGCGAAGTGCCTGACTATGTGTATGTCCCGCACGTTGAGGTCGATGACCACAGCGTTGAGTTTTCGGGCGATACGGACTTGTCCAAGGCGGCTGTTGATTTCGGCTGGGAAACGCTTGTCAAGGCAGGGGCGCTAGAAAATGTGGCAGTACGTGGCACGAGTCGGGCGGTTCATCTCATCCATCATGGCGTTAGTCGTAATGGACTGGGTGAGGCTGACTTTGATGCCGTCGTTAAGGCGCTGGGGGAGGTTGTTCTTGTGGGATCTCGCTATCCGGGCGAGGCGCGCAAAGACGCGTATGAACACCTCGCGCGCCACCTCAAGGACGAAGAAATTGTTGCGCCGCCGCTTCGCGATTACCTCCCTGAAGAATGGGATGAGGCGAAAGCGCGGCTTGAAGAAATGAAGGCTCAGAAAGAGATTTCTGAGATGTGTCTCATTGCGGATTCAATGGCCTTTGATATCGAAGAGGCCACAAAGCGCGCCGTAGAGGATGCGTTTGCCAAGAATCTGCTTAACGAAATCCGTGGTATTAAGGAGGATTAGTTTTAATGGCTATCCAAGATGGTTCCCTTCAAGACCTGTCTCAAATCCGGGCAATGCTCGAAAAGGCAGAGAAGAATGAGGAACAAGTAAAGAAGATCGCAGAGGACAAGGTTAAGGAACTCTTCACCGAAAAGAGCGAAGACGTTGCCGAGCCGCTTCCCGCGCCGTCACACAAAGAAGTTTCCGCGCACGCCAAGACGTTTGTCGAGGCTGGCGTTTCTGATTATGACTCGTTCCTGGCTTGCGAGGCCGACACGCATACCGTCAAGGCTCTCCAAGACCTGAACGATACTGTGTACCTGACCGACTTCCTGATGCGGAAGACAGGCCGCTCCTACGGCGGCGTAAAGTCTCTCGGCATCTGGGACAAGTGGGAAAACGCCGTTTCCGGCCTCAAGGTGGCAATGACCACTGGTGGGGAAGGCGCGGACTGGATCCCGACCGGGTTTAGCAATCAGTTGATGGAAGCCATTGAGAGCGAGAAAATCGTCTCTTCTTTGATCCAGTCGTTTGACCAGCCCACGAACCCCTACGCATTCCCCTTGTCACTCAAGAGGGATCAGGTGGCGCAAACTTCGTCTGCCGAAGGAGCGAACACCGCTGGTTCGACCTCCGTCGATACGAGTGCGCTGACGCTGACGGCCCAAACGGTTGTCGCATGGGCGGACTTCTCTGATGAAGTCGAAGAAGACAGCATCATTGCTATCGCTCCGTTCGTTCTGTCGCAACTCGCAATGGCGCACGCACGCGCACGCGAGGACGCTCTGATTAACGGGCAAAGTAGTGCCGACACCCTTGCTGACAGCGTTCCTGGTGGGTCCGCAATCGCGGCTCCCGACGTTCGCGTTGCCTTTGACGGAATGCGTGGTATCGCGCATGAGTGTGGCTTGAAAGCAAGTGCTGGCACGGATGCGTTCCAGTATGACTCTAGCGCAGGACCGTTTGAGAAGGCTGACTATCTGTTGCTTCTCCAGCAGATGTCTCCCGTTTACGCGCGCCGTCCGTCTGACCTGATGCTTGTGACCTCGCCGCTGGGCGCGATCCTTATCCTTCGGGACATGACTGACTTCCAAGACGCGTCTAAGATTGCCAACCCCTCCACTCTGATGACTGGCGAGATTGGCAAACTCTTTGGCGTTCCCGTGATCGTGTCCGACCAAGTGCGAGATACGCATACGGACGGGATCGTTAGCGCGACATCGGCAAACAACATCCATGCTTCGTACATCCTGACGCACCGCCCGAGTTGGGTTTGGGGCAACAGGAGTTCTGTCAGGTTGGAAGAGGACCGCGATCCCAAGGCTGGCCTGATGACGGTTGTTGCCCGCGAGCGTTACTCTCTTGGCAACTTCTGGCAAGACGGAACCAGCACGGCAGATCGCAACGTGGTTGTCGCTTTCGGTGCTAAGTAACAATGCGCATCTATAACAGACTCCGAACTTCGGCTCCGGCTCGCAAGCATCGGAATTGGCTTATCGTCCCTCCGGGCAGATCCATCGATCTGCCCGACGCGGACGCTATGTGGATGCTTTCTGTTATGGGTGCTTGCTGGTCGGGGAGTCCTCCCTCAGAGGACTCCCCTTCTGGTGATGGCGCAGTCGCAGAGCGAAAGACCAAGCCCGCGACGGCTACCAAAAAGAAGTCCACCAAGCCCAAGCCCGCAAAGGCTAAGTCAGCCGCAAAGAAGTAACAAATGGCCGTAGGTGCCAACGCGCTCTTAACGGACAACAGCAGTATCCGTAGGATTCTGCGCCTTGACAGTTCGTACACGGCGCAAGACCTCCTGATCGACCAAGCGATTGATAGGGCCACGGAGCGCATTACGCGCTGGTGTGGCCGCTCTGTCATTCGCAATGCCTCGTCTGCTGTTACCGTTACGGAGTACCACTCTGGTAACGCGTCTGACGTAGATTTGCGTCTTGCGGAGTACCCCGTCATCTCTGTCACCACCTTGAAAGAGGACGATGCCGGGACAACAGAAACGCTTGCCAGCGGCACGCAATACAAACTCTTCACAGATGACGGCACAGTTGTAAGGCTGGACGATCTATCGTCTGCGCCGGATGCCGCCGCCGTTTATTCGTCTAATAACCGCAGACCGTGGCTGAAGGGCACAAACAACATCGAGGTCGTTTACGCCCCCGGCTGGGCTAATCTGACCACAATGCCTGACGTTCTTGGCGAGGCGTGCGAACGTCTGGCGCTCCAATACCTGAACACCAGTTCTCAGTCTGGACACAGGAATGTCGGCATGGGCATCTTGAGGGCGGACATTGTTCTAGGAATGCCTCCTGATGTTCAGGAGATGATTCTCCCGTACCGCCTACACAGGTACGTGTCCGCAGAGGAGCGGGTGTGACATTCCTTGACATTGCCTACTCAAATACGACTATCAAGATAGTCCGCGAGGAACTACAAGCCCCAAGCGCGACTGGAACCTTGAGTGTCGCAATGGACGTTACGGCTGGCATCCCTGCTTATCTCAACGACGGTAGCGTTGTGGAGATTTACGACTTCATGTATTCGGGGCAGATGTCTGGCGCGTTTTGCTTGGTGCCGAAAGATACCGACATTCGTGAGACAGACATTGTTGTTGATGAGCGCCCCAATGCCGCCGCCGACAACGAGGGGCCGGGACGAACGTTTCGCGTGCGCGAGGCTGTGAGGATTCGCGGGGGACTTCATCAAGTCGTGTGGATCCAGTGTCGCCTTGAAGAAGAAAAGGGCGCGGAAGACCTTTACGACGATCTGGTGGCGACCTAATGCCCGCCGTCGTTTTTAAGATTGATGGGCTGGACAGGCTCGCCAGGAAAGTTGGCGCGCTGGAGTTCGCCAACAAGCGCGGTGGCGCTCTGGAGCAGTCTCTTGCGCTTGGCGCGGTAGCCGTGGCAGAGGAAGCCCGTAGGCGCGCCCCCAAGGGGCAGACTGGCCTCCTGCGCGCGTCCATCACCCCTAACTGGGGTTCTGGTCCTCATGGCGCTGGGAAGCCCTGGGCATCCGTCACGGTCATGGACGAGGGCGGTAGATCAAGCGTGTCTGACGCGCGCGGAAAGCCCTGGGCTGTTGAGAAGGGTCGTGGCCCCGGACCCATCCCTCCCCCGAATACTCCTCGCGGTAGGCAACTCCGATTGTGGGCGCAATGGAAGGGAATGAACCCGTATGCCGTGTGGCGCTCCCTCCAAAAGAAAAGCATCCCCGCACAGCCCTTCCTGATCCCCGCGTTTGAGGAAAATCGTCAAGCCATAGTTGGGTTTATCCAGCGGGCGTATCTGAACATTCTTCTGTATGGTCACTTCATGGGAAGAGGGAAGGGCAAGTAATGGCCGCTGGAGATCAAATGATCTACATGGATGAGTTTATGACTCAGGCCAAGGCCATTCTCGTTCACGCTGACCATCAGCCTGTGGACGGCGGTGATCTGTCATTACAGATAGTCACGCTTGGCAATCTACAGTATTACCCTCTGGACGAGCAGAAGGACTGGGACAAGTACCTGCCGATGGTGACGATCATGGCTGACGATGACATGGTTATCGAAAACGACGGCACGGCTGGCATTTACGATATCGACTATCCGATCAGGATTGTCTACTACAGGCACATCCACTTGGCGGCGGGAGTTGGAGACAGTGTGGCGGACAGTGCTGTTACCGATCCTTACTTGAAAAAGGTTCAGGACTTAGAGTTGGTCATGCGCCCGTTCTTGCGTGCGCGCAATCCGAATAGCACACCAGAACAGGCGTGGACAAACGGTGGGAACAGTAATCTCCAACCGTTATACTCCTACCTCGATGGTGTGAATTATTTTCCGCCAGAAGAACGTTTGTTGCGTTCGACTGGCATTCGCAATACCATCTGTGCGGCTTTCCGCGTACACGTTGTAGCGAGGTCTACTGTTTGATGACTAAAGTTGTTAACACCACCTGTGGCTGGACCGTCCCTGGCGGTCCTAGTGGCAGTCCCGGTGAAGTTGTTGAGGTGTCAGAGGCACTCGCAAAGTATCTGTCTACACGCCCTGGTTTTGAGGTCGTGAGCGACAATGCTGAGAAGCCCAAGCAGAAAAAGTCAAAGAAGCGCGCAAAGCGCGCCTCCACAGGAGAAGGTGAATAATTATGGTCTATACAGGAATCGGCGCGTACATCGGATGGGCCTCGGAAGAGTCAAATGATTCGGTTGGCGCATATGGCACAGCCGCCGATATCGACGAAGCGGCCGCCACGACGGATGACGGCTACCAAATGTTGCCGTATTGGTTCCCTATGCGGGACGATACTGACGGCCTTGAGCATGACCCCGGCCTTCTCGATGTTGCCGACCTCTCCAACCGGGTCGAGGGGTATCGGAACAAAATTTACGGGCAACGGTCTGTGGGCGGCTCGTTCACGCTTGACTTCCAAAGCCAGGGCATGGAGTCGTTGTTGGAACACGTATTCCTTCACAGGATTCAGAGCGGTGACGTTACCGGGGATCCGCGCGTCTGGACGTTCGGTTATATGTCTGGGACTGGGTTCAACACCTATGGAACCGAGGGGTTCGGCCTTACGGTCTGGGTGAACCGCATTCAGGACGGACTCAATGTTTCTCAGTTTAGTGGCTGTAAGGTTGGCTCAACAACGTTCTCGTTTGAGCCAAACCAGCCCGCGACCATTGCGTGTGACGTTGTTGGGCAACTGTATGACGCTCAGGTGACCGACCCGGCCAGCGGCCCGACGCTTACTAATGGACAGCGATTTGTTTCTGGTGGGTACTACAGCGACAGCGGCACAGTTGGCAAACTGACTCTTGACCAAGAGACAGGAATCGGGGTTGATTACGTGGCGCGCTCTGTTTCTATCAGCATCAATCACAACTTTGAGGAGCGCCCCACGCTCCAAGGCCAGTTCCCCGCAGAGCCGTATCCGGGCCGTCCCGAAATTACGCTTGAGGCAACTGTTGAGTTGGATGCGTCGAGCGCAGTGTCCGTTCTGAACTGGGCGGGTGATAATGTTGCGACCGGAACAAATAGCCCGGAAACGTTCTCAGCGGTGTTTGGCGCAATCAACACCACCCCGGCAAACGACCACAAGGCGGTGTTTACGCTTCCTACCTGCCATTTGGTTTCTGGCGGCGAACCGCAAGTGTCTGGTCCCGGCGTAGTTACGATGGATCTGACATTCAAGGCGGCATACGCCACGCTTGCGCCGATTTCCCTGGCGCTTACGAACGATAACACCGTTGCTTTGGTTTCCACGTAGTGCGAATTGAAATACTGACGGACGGCATGGCATCTGGAACAACGGTGTCAATTAATGGCCGTCCTGTCGATTGGGCTGAGATTGATTTTAACATCTCAACCTTAAAGCGCGGCACTGCCGCGAAGTTGTGTATGGCTGTGTGGGAGAAGAATGAGGCCGACAAGTCAATGCCTCATTTTGTCTCTTATTACGCGCATGACTTTAGAAAATATGATGAGTTACAGAATGTGAACGGGGATGTTCTCCGTCAGGCCAGAGAGTTGAGAAACAAAGAGGTATTGTTAGATGACCGAAAGCACAGAAGCGCGGGAGACAAGCGCGGCTGAAATTGCCGCCAGCGAAGAACTCGCAGTAGGTGATCCGCCCATTAAACTTGGGCAACTCGGCGTTAGGGACATTGCTGAGTTTGAGAAAATCTGTGGTAAGCCGCTCGCCAACCTTGATTGGGAGACTGAGGGCATTCCGTGGGAAGCGTTCGTCCATCTCGTTCTGATGGCGGCGAAGAAAAAGGATCCGACGATCACAGAAGATGATCTGAACGCGCGGCTCACGTTCCGTGAGTTCGTTCAGAAGCAGACGGATATCCTGCGGCATATTGGTTTTTTCGGGGGGGAGGACGAGAACTAGGCACTCTCGTTCTCCGAATGATGCGTCTGGGCTTCACTTGGCAGGAGGCGTTGGATATGCCGCTTAACACGGCTTTCGCATACTTGGACTGTGACAAGTGGCGACGGGTAGGTGAATCCGTCCGCCTCAAGAGGATGGTGCGTAAGAACAAGAAAAACGCTATGGTTGTCGTTGATCTGGCAAACCTTGTTTCAATGGATAGATAGCCATGCCCTCAGAACGCCTAGCAATTAAAATTACGGCTGACGATGCGGCGAGCGCCGCATTCCGTAAACTAAATCGCAACATCCAGACTACGAATGTAAACATTCGTAACGTTGCTATTCGCTGGGCTTCCTACGCTCGTATCGCCCAACTAGCGTCGCGCATCACTAGGGCGCTCATCAAGCCCTTTGTTGACGCTGGCAAGGCAATGGTTGATGCCGCCGCGTCTGCCGCAGAGGTTCAGTCCAAGTTCGACGTTGTATTCGGCAAGGAACTGCGCGTCGAAATGAACAAGACGGCTGACGCGATAGCGGGCTCGATGTCGCGGAGTAGGCTTGAAACAAAGCAGTTCATGGCGCAACTCCAAGACCTGTTTGTGCCACTTGGGTTCACGCGTGAGGCGGGCGCTCAACTCAGTCAAACTCTTACGTTACTTGCTTACGATGTTGCGTCATTCAGTGAGCGCGTTGACGCGGACGTTATACAGAAATTCTCCAGCGCAACCGTTGGAATGAGTCGCGCCGTTCTCGACCTTGGCATCAACGTAAGGAAAACGGAGATTGCCCAGATCGCGGCGAATGCTGGCCTAGCCAAGAACAGCAAGGATCTGACTGAGAATCATGCTGTCCTTATCAGGGTTGTTAAGATGCTTAGTGACAGCCGTGACGCTGTTGGCGACCTGATCGCCACGAAGCATACGTGGCGAAACCAGATGAAGCAGATCAGGTCTTCGCTAATTGACCTCAAGGTGATTCTTGGGCAGTCAATCGTGAAGGTCTTACAGCGTCTCATTGCGGCAATGGGCGGAGCGGAAGAGATAGTCCGTATGGTTGGTCTTGCGTTTGGATTCGCAAGGGAGGCGATAATTGGCTATCTGGAGAAGATGCCAGCAGTCGTTGACAGCGTTAATAAGTGGATTGAGTCGGCTGGTGGCGCTGACGAGATGGGCAAGATATTCCGGCAGTTCGGCGGACAGATGGCGAGAGTAACGGGTGTCGTAATTCAGGCTCTTGGCGCAACGATGCTTGCCTTTAAGACGTTGCTTGAGTGGGTTACGAATTTCGGGAAGGCTGACGTTGACCTAGATACCATCGTTGACCCCAAGCGCTTTCAGGAAAACATGAAGGGCGTTACGGAGGACTTGGGCGCGGTGTGGGGGGAACTTGGCCTTCTCACCACTCAGTCTGATAAGGCGAGCGAGGCAGTCGATTGGGTTGCCCACAACATGGAGCGGCTTGGGGAGGTCCAAAGGCGACAAGCCTACTGGTGGGACCAATACAACATTGTCATTAGCGATTCCGGCAGGGAGTTCCTTGACTACATCGTTCGGCTGGCAAATACGGCAGAGGGACTTGGGCTTCTTACGGACGAAATGGCTAACGCCCGCTCCGAGGCCGAGGGGATGCTCGCCCCCCTTACCGAAACATTTATGAAGAGTAGCGATTGGGCGCACTCGGTGGAGTCCCCACTGGAAGGCGGCTTTTTTGGCATGCTCTATGGTAATAGCCTGGCTTGGGTAGAGGGACTCAATCGTGTTGGCCACGCGGGTACAGACCAGTTCACTGAACTGTACGAGGTTACAAAAACGTGGCTGGAGTCGGTTAAGTCTGGGGAACTCGAAAGCGTCCGATATGCGATGAGTCTGCTGTCAACGACCATCAAAGAAATGGGCGTTGAGGTGAAAACGCTTCAAGAGATTTTTGATGGCGTACCGGGCGGAGGCACGGGGGCCGATCCAGAGGAGATGAGCGACGTTTCCGAGGAACTTAAGCGGCAGAGGGGTCTGGTCAGCGCCCTGGCAAGTTCGTTTAACACGATGACTATGGAGGGCAAATTTACTTCTGCCCAGGTAATGACATTTGCCCGCGAGATGATGGCGCTGTCAAAAACGCTAAGTCCCAAGTTTGCGGCAGTAATAGAGAAAACCTACGTTAACACGTGGCTCAGTCTGGCCCGCACTATGCGTATCTCAGAACTTGAAGCCGTTGAAATGGCGGCGGCATCAGAACTCATGGGCCGCGCTATGGAAACGTATATGGTCAATCCGCTTAAGGACGCTATGAAGTGGTTTAAGGACTTCGTTCGCACGGCGAAACAGGCGAGTTGGAAAAAGCAAGCAAGCGACCTTGAGAAATATGGTAACGCAATTGGCGTTCCCGTCGCGGGACTTGAGCGCCTAACGCAGAATTTGGACCTCGCCAGAAGGGGGCAAAAACTCTTCAAGGATGCCAGCGATAAGACCAAGAACGCAATCAAGGCTGGCGGAAAGGCGTTCAGCACTCTCTCTGGGGAACTGCTCAAGGCCGAGCCTAACGTTCAAGCCGTTAGAGATGCGTATGCTCGCTTGGCGATTGTTGACCCCATGTTGCGTCGCCTTGGCGCGTCCACGCGAGATGTCGGAGCGGCGCTGGAAACCCTGTTGTTGGCCGCTGACGATGAGGACGCGTGGCAAGCGCAGTCCGAATCCGTCAGGGAATTGATAGAGCGTCTTCAACACCTAAACTCCAGCCTTGGCAATTACACGGAGTCTGTCGGCCAAATGGGTGAATCAACTGGCGCAGTTGATGGGTTAGTTGATGCGACAAATGACTTACAGTTTACATGGGAAGGCATCAATGCCATTTCCTATGACACTCTCCAGCAATGGGAAAACATGAAGGATGCTCTTGAGGACATTGGCGAAATGCTCCTGAATCAAGTGCTTGGCAAGTTCTCAGAGGGCATTACGGAAGTGTTCCTTGGCGACTTTAACGACGGCATTGCGATGATGAGCAACACGATTAAGGCCGCGCTCAACGCTCCTGGGAGGATCCTACAAGGCATGAGCGGCCTTCTGAGCAAGATGTTCGCCGGGAACATCCCCATCATCTCTACTCTAGGAAAGGGGCTAAAAGCCGCTTTCGGGCCGCTTGGTGATTGGATTTCCGAGGGTCTTACTATGATTAAAAAGTTCTTTATGGAACTGTTCGGGCTTGAGGCGACACAGGCTGGTATTACCGCTGGTCAGGTAGCCGCGTCCGTCGCGGCGGCGAACCTTCTTACTAAGGCGTGGTCAAAGGCCGCAACTGCGGCGGCTATCGCAACCCTTGGCGGCGCACTTACGTTCGGGGCCAAGGCCATAGCAATGATTCAGGCGGCTGGACTGCCAGCGGAAGAGATGGCCGAGGGCGGCATTGTGACTGGTCCTACACTTGCGCTAATTGGCGAGGGGCCGTCTCCCGAGGCCGTGGTCCCGCTGGACCGCATGGACGAGTTCATGCCCGAGTTCGGCGGTGGCATGGGCGGTGGCATCACTGTGAACATCTACGCTGACGTTGTTGAGGAGTCGTTCATTGACCAAGTTGGCGAGTTAGTCTCTGCCGAGGTTGAAAACGCAATGGCGTTTGGAGCGTAGCGATGGCTTTTAACTGGAGTCCCAGGTTCAACAGTTACAATTTTTCAACTGCCGTTGGAGTTACCGTTAGCGATGTTCGTGATCGCCAGAGAACGAGGCTGACGAAGGGCAAGCGCATATTTGGCTCGGGCGTTCCGCTTAAGAATATCAGCCGTGGGGGGCGCAACATCACTCTGCGCGGTTCTGTGATCGGATCCTCTGAGAACGATGCTGGGACGAACATGGCTAATCTGCTTGACGCTGTAGGCGTTAACGAGCCGAAGCAACTTGGACTCAGGCTTGAACGCTACATTATGGCTGTCCCTACGAACGTCGATTACCGCCCCAGAAAGAAGGGCGCGCTAACGGTGTACGACTTTAATTTCGCGTTTGAGTCAACCGAATCGTTTTGGTCTGACGCTCTTGCCGCTGATTCCACGACCCTTACGAGGTGTGTCGAAA